GTCTATTTGTAGGTTTTTCACGGTACCGCACGATGCCCCCCCCACCCTTTCGGATGGGAGACCCTGCGGCCAGTTCTGGGCTTGCCAGTGGCTCTCCCCGGACGCCCCTGGCCCTTGCAAGGCCAGGTCCAACGCACCCCGCCCAAAGGTGCTCCGGTTCCTCAGTCAGCCACATCTTGTCCCGTCTGCTGTCCCTACCGCTGGCAGTCTATGCCATTGGACGTGCCCGAGTTCGCGACTGCGAAGGCATGTTACCAAATGTAGCTGACACCGCACCTAGCAGATTGGTCGCCATCCCACCCATGTAGGTAGAGGCTACACTCCGCACAAAGGTCTCGCCGTGGGAAAGAAGAAAGTCCACGACGTCATCCAGTGTGTTACGGGAGTTGGCCTTACCATTGGGGTTCTGGGCAACGCCCAAACCAGCGGCAGGTTGCCACTCGTATACTGCTGTTAGGTGATAAGTCAGCCCCACTGTGGCCGGCAAGCCGGCGAAGGCTACGGTGAGCCCTTGCTTGCGATCACGAATGGAAGCGCTAGCGGCCTCAGTGGGATCGCAGAAGTCCGTGTCTGCGATTGATGGTTTCCACACCAACTCGATCATGTCTGCCGGTGTCCTGGTGTAGTTAGAGAGGGCTTGGGCCACAGCATCCGGCGTTACGCTGTTGCTAACGTCCAGCAGGCCCCCGGGTGTCAACCCGTAGTGGATCCTGCCGGACCTAGCTGACTCAGCTCCTGGGAATGAGATTCGCATACACGCAGCGATGCAACGAACTGCTCGGGAATTGGCGTTGATAAACGGCTTGCCGGGTCCCTGGGCAAAAGCTGCTGCAGCAACTGCCGTAGCTGAATCAGCAGCACCTCCAAGGAGGAAATCAGTGTTTGTAGCGTTTGGATAGCCGGGTGTCCAGTGGATATATCCCGCGGTCTGAGACGCCCCAGTTCCCACAGAGCCGAACGAGTCTGCTCTAAACAGGAACCCAGCATCGCTACCCGGATAAATGGGAGGCACGACCTTTGCGTTGCATGGGTCGGAGAGGAGTTTGGCGTAATCGTAGGCTGCTGCATCCAAAAACCGTTTAGGCGGAGCAGACGGTGCCACGATGCCAGCCGACTTTGCCTTAGCCTTCTTCTTCTTCTTACCAGGACCAGTGACTTTAATGCCAGCCATCTGCAATTTGCAACAAGTGTTGCGGGGCCAATGAACTCTGCGGGTCAGAATTCAACCCCACCGCCAGCTGACCAACTTTGGCTGCAATCGCCTGCTCCAATACCTCCTGTTGATATGGCGTGATACCAAATGCCTTGAAGAAAGAAACTCGAGCCTCCACCGAAATGGGGGCGAGCTTGCACTCCATGCCCTTGGCCATCATGTCCATCCCGGTCATCTCCGGGGTGTGCCCTCCCGCATGGCCTAATTCACGCAAGACACGATAAAACTCCTGCAGAACGGGGACACCTTGGGCTAAGGCGCCTCCACCCGTGCCCACATGGTGGAGCCATGACTGGTAAGGCATGGTATCGGGGTGTAAGCAAGTCGTGTCCTTATCCAGGACCTTGCGAACATCCCTACACATAACCCACCTGCCGGCCGCTACCACAGGGCGAGTCTGACAGAAGTCGAGCCGCTCAAACTCGTAGACAGGGTCCTCCATTTTCATGTCGTACCCCATCTCAAGAAACCAATCGCGCAGGCCCCTACGGAACCTGTCGACATGGCGGCGGCTCATGATGACCATGCAATCATCGCCATTATTGGCAAGACGGCATGGCACACCGCGCTTTCTCGCGTACTCCCAGACCATGGCACACATCAACAAGCAATTTCCCAGGGAGGTGTTCATGTCACCAGACATCCGGCAACCCTCGACCTGGTACTTTACGGTGCCCTCAGAAGTACGGGCAATGCCACTATTGACAAGTTGCCACGAAAGCAGCTTACGCAGCTCCGAGCTCCTAAACATGGCATTGTAAACCCCGTGCTCCCAATTGAGGGCATCGATAGAGCAATGTTGGTCAAACCTGCTGGCATCGAGTCCGATGCCAGCAGGCCGCTCAAATTCGGACCACATGGAATATAACTCCGCGGCTGTGTCCGAAGCATTGAGCCCTTTCATGACGGTGGGGCCTCCCCAAACCTCAGCTATAGCGGTATAGACGGCTTTCTCACAAGCCTTGAGGTAGGGGCCCACACACACGTTGTAACGCGGGTCACGTGGCTGAATGACCCGCGGTGCTGCGTCGGCTTTCTCGCTCAGGTTGAGCTTCTCTGCCTTCACGAAGGTGGTAAGTCTAGCGTCGGCCACGGAGACCGGTCTCAGGGATAGAGACTCCGCTGCTGCTCGAACCCGCTCCTGTTTGGCACCCCGGTAACTGTTCACGAATTGCTCCGTGGACCATGGGCGGCATGAATACAGAAGCGGTAACAGTCGCGCTTTGAAAGCACGCAACCTACCAAATGCTCCCTCTCGGGGTTTAGGAGTGCGCACCTGCTCACCATTCCTGGTGACGGTGAACACCCGCTCGTAAAGTCCCCGAAGCACATTGCATAAGCTGTTGTTGTGCACGCCGATGCGTACACCAAACCCCAGCTCACCGAAAGTGATGAACTTTCGGATTTTGGGCATGCCCAATCTGCGTGTGACCGTGATGGGGACCCAAGAAGGGATTGCAACCTCCCTAGTGTTGAGCCCCTCACGCACGACTGGGCACCCCTACTTGGTGCTGACAGTTGACATGTAGCGCTTCCGGTGTTTGAGGCGGTCGTGGATGATGGAAGCTCTGACATCGTCGTCAGATGGCACGAAAACAGCCTCGACTGCATACGGCGCCACCCGCAACCTGTCACAGATCCGAACATTCTCACCAGCCATCTCTTTGCGCACCCAAGCGCCTACAGCGGCCAGGTTTGCCGCGTCACGTTTGGGAATGTAGCCAAAGTGGGCTTTGGCCCGAGCACACCACTTGCGTGTGAGTGCCCAGCCCCGTTCAGCCCCCTCGTAATCCCCATTTTGGACGTTCGTAACATCCCTGACCTGCGTCCGCGACGGCCCCAAAGCCCAACGCGGAAATGCCTTCTTCAAGCACCAACTCCCAATTGCCCCGATGGTAAATGGCAATGCCAACAACGCCCCAAACTCGGTCTCAAGGACCGCGTCACTGGGCCGTATGGCCGCCAACCAAGACATATTTATATACCGGTGGGTGCCGGTCGCCGCCGATACAGGGGTCTGAGCCCTGCCTGCCGCGTCGGGAGCC